CTAGAATTAACTCTTCAAAAGTATTATAGAAATATAATATTTTTCTATGAAGTTCTACACCTTTTTTAATACAAGCTTTAACCCATTTACCAGAACCCATATAATTGTCATTTAAATTTGATGTAGAATGTCTCCCAACATAAAAATTATTTTTAGAAGCAGTAATATACGTAAAATGATACATTACTTTACATTTTTTAAAAAAGTATTCATAGCTTTTAAAATTAATTCTTCTCTATTTTCTTTTATATACTTTTGAGTTCGATAAGCATTATTAATATCGCGTTTGGCTTGAACTGAAACCCAACCTCTTCCATCAACCAATAACCATTCTACATCTTCCATAATACCTCCAACCCAACAATCTGGTCCGCTTGGGTCGGAAACAATATCAACAGTAGCTAAATGAAAATCATCCTGCACTTCATTAATACCGTTCTTTTCTTTTAAAGAACCAAGCCCGCGAGAAGAAACTCCAAGCATTACACCTTCTTCAATAAAGTTTTGTGCAATTTTACCCATTGGTGTATCTAATACTTTAGCTTTACCAACGATATCATTACCTTCAAACCTTAAGTTTGTAATTAGGTGTGATACTTTATCTAAATTAATAGTTGGGTTAGGTGGATGTCCTAACTCACCTAAAGATCTTTTTTCTTTAATTAGCGATTGGTATCTTTCTAATTCTTTCTCCATAATACCGCGCGGATATATTCTGCCGTTTTTATTCTCTTTGTCGGCTTGCATGAATATACCTTCAATGAAGATACCTTTTTTACCGTTTTCGTTAGCTTCTACAAGATACGAAAGATCTTGAGAAATTTCTTTAATTAGTTTCATTAGTATGGATCCACTCCAGGTCCTTGATTCTGCAGATCACGATCGTTGTAACCTGCGCCTTTGGTAAACTGAATTACCATAGTACCTTCCACAGCACCTAAGTTAACAGTAATGTTAGCATTAGCTTGGTCATTTAATACAACACCTAAGCTATCGGTGTAGTTATGCTCTCCAGATCCAGCTGAACATGCAAACACTAGGTTACCACCTCTAGTGATGTTAGCGGTACCACCTACATCGTAAGCAATATCTGAAATAGTTAAAGACACGTTAGCAGGTGTAACAACCTGTGTGTCAGTAATTGCGTTAGGACCGGGATGTGCTAGCTCGTAAATCGAGACATTAGCTAAGCCAGTACCGACAATAGCTACAGCTGCTTGTCGCTTGGTAATTTTAAGTATGCGTTTATCAGCCATTTGTCATTCTCTTCTTTTTGTGATTGCCGTGATATTCTGCAACCATAATGTCTAATTTTTCGGTATATACTTTTTTAGGTCCTTCAGCAAACTCTACTACATACCATTCAATGTTTCCATTCTCATCAGGATCGGCATGTTGACCTTCTAATACTACACCTTCACCATACACGTTAGAGTACACATGCTTGGCGCAATAATGTTCTTCAGAAACTGGAGGTACTTTACTACGAGTCTTATCTAATGGATCCGATCTAAGCATTGGACCACCTGGACCATCTTGATCTGCGTCACCTCGTTTTAGTTTACCATCTTTAGTGAAGTGAAAACCTTTAGGAGCTGACTTCGTCTCATCTAGTTCTACTTCTTCTTTTACTCCAGCACGCTTATAAGCTCTTTTTAAATTGGAGTAATCTTTATCATTCATCTTGGTGGTATACAACATAGCTTCACCAGGACGTTTTGCAATTTGAGATACTTTTTTCTGAATATAACTTATAGCAGTTTTTTTAGACACTTCGTCAACTTGCTCAATTTCTTCTTTTATTTTTTTTAAGTGTGCTTGTGCGGCTTTCATACCGAATTTATTGTAGGGAAAAGATTTAACTATTTTACCTTCTTTATCCATAACATCATGCGAACCTTTTTCACCGAGTTTTGGAGATACAGAAGAAACATAAGGTTTCATTCCTTCTTCTAAGTCAATTTCTTCTTTATTATATTTTTTCTTTAAATATTTGTTTACTTTACGAGCATATTCATCTTTTACCTCTTCTGACATACGTTTAGCGCTGTCTGGATGTGCATTTTTAAATAATGATTTTAATTTATTCTTAGATAAGCTTTGTATTTTGTTTTGAGCTTCCGCAGCACTATTTTTTATAGGGTTTGCTTCATCTAATTCCTGTTCAATTTCTTCGTTCACAGTTCCAAGGTAGTGATGATCGTGCACCTTGTAGCCTTTGCGACGGTAATGTGCCTTGGCAGAGTTGATGGCCTTTTCTCGATTATCGCTGGTAATGCGCACTGTCTTCTGTATGGTTTCCTTTCGCTTGCTGACCATGGGATGGTTGGGATCAGTGACTGTCAGTCCAATGCGGTGCACGGCTTCACCCAGATCAACTTCTTCATTTGTTTTTTTGGCAATTTTGGATACGGCCTTTGCCATATTTTCATTACCTTTGTTGTTCTTTGACCTAGGACTTACCATCGAACCACGTTTTTGCAAATAAGATGACAAGGTATTTTTTGACAACTCATCTATTTGATGATCTTCTTCTTTCATATTAAACGTCTTAGGTTCTTTTGTCGATGTAGCAATACGATAATGAGCTCGCTCACCTTGATCCATACCTCGATGTTCATCTTTAGCAGAATCTAAATCTTTATGCGTACTTAGTACTTTATTAGTTGCTTTATGTACAAGAGAGTAGTATTTTGTTTCTTCAGCAACACGCTTGGCTGTCTTAGTGGCGATAGCCATTTTCATACCCATAGGCATGTTTGGATTTTCACGTTCAATAGCCTTAGCTACTTCCTCACGCTTTTTCTTTTCAGCGGGAGTTAAAGTCTTTTCTTCTAAATCGAATCGTAAGTCTTTAAACGTTTTCATCGGTAATTTCTTCCTCTGAGTCTTCTACTGGCTCTTCTTGTGTTTCTTGACCATAAATTGACCGAGCAACCTCTTGCTTTTTTAAGTCAATGACAGTATTAATTTTATCAGCAATAATGGAATTAAAATCACCTTGTGCACCAATATTATCGCCATCGATAATTTTATTAATTAAATCGTCAATTGTTTGTTTAGTGTCCATATATTCTCCAAATAACTTATAATATTTATTGCTGTGGTTGTGTTTCTCTGCTCAATGCCATAGCTTGTTCTGAGCCTGGCATACCCGGTTGCATTACCGGTGCATCTTCTTCGTTCTCTTTTTCAATCTGCTCAATTTGATCATCGCTCAATTTAAGAATCTCTTTACGTACATAGTTCTTACTAAAGTATACCCCCACATAAGGAGACATCTGATTAAGAACATCGATTCTATTTCTTAAATTTTCTGCGTCTTTGATCTCTTGATAATACTGATCTTGAGCATATTCATAATTAATTTTTTCTTTAATGTTTTCCCAATCTTCTGGAGTAACAATTTTCTTTAAGACTAATTGTGTACTTAAAAGATCGTCAAACAATACATTAAACTTACGGCGAAGTCTACTAACAAATTTTGCAAACTTCATTTCGTCTCTAGAGATTTCAGCAGCACGTCCGAAATTAAAACCTGATTGCTGTTGAAATCTAGATACAGGTACGTTTAATGCTTGATATACTTTGTTCTGAAAGAACTCAATGTCAGCTATCTGACCTAAGTTCTCACCACCCGGAAGAGTAGTAATTTCTGTCCCTCTTCCACCTTCACGGCGAGGTAACCAGAAATCTTCTAACATGGTCATAAACTTACGATCGTCTTTAATTTCACCCGTAGCTGAATCATAGACGATTTTATTTCTATACCGAGCCATAATGTCTTTCATATATTGCTCGGCTTTCACCTTAGGTAAATTACCTACATCGATATAAAATATTCTTCTTTCAGGTGCTCTAGCTAATCTATAAATGACTAGCGAATCAGCCATCATTTTTAACTGATTAACAGGCTTAATAGCTTTATGTAAATAACCTTCAATTAGGTTTCTATCTAGGTCTAATAAACCAGAAGGACAAAAAGCTATCGCATCAGGAGAAATTCTTACCCCGGCATTAGCTGTAACTGGATTGACTCCTGGAGAGTAATTTAAACCTTTTTCATTGTAAAGGAAATATTCGTCGATACTTCTAACTACTTCTACACCATTATCTAAACGATCTTTTTTAACTTCTCTAACCTTACGAATCTTTCTAGGGTCAATAAATCTTAATTCTAGAATACCTTTGTTAGTAGAAGAAGGATTAATTACTTTTTGATAGTATAATCTTCCATCAATATACCAGCGACGGAAGATATCATGAGCTCTGTCTTTAAAATCTAGAAGAGAGCAGATTTCATCAAACTCCTCTCTTATAGAATCTTTAATTCTTTTAGGTAAATCTAAATCATCTAAATTAATAGTCACAGGCGCTTCACTGTCTATAGCAGCAATCGCTTCTGTGACTATCTCTTCAATAGCAGTATCACAATCTGGATACTTAGAAATTTCTCTATACCTAGAGATTAATTCCGTTTCATTCCTTGCAGCGGCATCAATGTCTACAAACGTGCCGTAATAGCCTCCAGCTGTTACAGTCGAAGCACCATCTTCAGATACCGGAGTCACGAATGACTGTGACTGCGGTATCTTTTCTTCTTTACGGCCGAGTGTAAATCCAAATAAAGAAATTGCCATTATGTACCGTTCAATAGATTAGATCGTACCGTTGAAAATGCCACCGAAGTTTACAATACCTCCAAGCGGATTATTGGTGGTAGTGAAGTGCTGATACTGGAATGTCACGGTGAACTGTGAAATCTGATCATTAGCACCAAAATCTAAACCTACTGGTGATAGGTCAACAGGGAATGCATTTACAATTCTATACGACTTAAGGATGTTTCCGTTTCTATCTAACTGGAAACACTGTAGGTCGCGTTGATACTCAGCAGGCGAAAGACGACCGAACTTGCTGGCGTAGTCTTCCATACCACCCATCCACTGCTCTAAAGCATTTCTAATGGACATTTCTGCATCATTTAATACAGTAATAGTCCATGGAGCATAGATACGGTCGCCGACAAACTTAACCTCTCTACCGCGATACTGAACGATAGCAGGGTTCACTGTCTGACCAGGTAGTTCTGCAATGTTGACTAGGAACGGTGAACGCGCAACAGCTAGAGCAGCGCCAGCTACGTATGTAGGATACGATAACTGAACTGCAAACTGGTTAGGGCGAGCACCACCATTTGTAAGAGCTGCTTTAAAACGCTCTACGTTAAACGTTGTCATTTATTCTCTCCCTATTAAGCGCCGACTTCTTCGAACGAAATACCCGTACGTGTTGCAATAAAGTTCAACTGGATAAAGTTGATAGAACGTGCAGGCTTGACAAAGATGTCAGCTACGAATTCGTTTCTATCGATAACTTCACCGGTGTTGTTGGACTCATCACATACCACTTTGTACTCCGTAATACCACGACGACCTTGAACTTCTCTTAAGAACGGTTCAACTAGGTTACGGAATTGTGCGCGAGTAAATGCGTCGTTGAATTCAAACAATTGATACTTAGCAGCAGTAGCAATCGCTTTTTCTAGAACAATAAACAATCTACGAACATTAATTCTATCAAACGCTGAAGGCTTAGCTTGTAAGGTCTTATCACCAAACAGAGCTGTACCATTGCCAGGGAATGTTACGATAGGATTGACGCCTTTTTTGTACAGAGTGTCACGATCAGTCTTAGAAGGCGAGTAAGCCAGCTTAACCACATTCTTAATTTGACCGCGATTGAAACCAGCTGGCGAGAACCAAGGATCGGCAACAAAGTCTGTACGAACAGCAGTACCAGCGGTATCGCCATTTAGCGGTACATAACGGTATACATCGTTATAACGGTCATACTGATACTTCCAACCCGAATCCATCACTGCATAGGAGCTGCTGGTTAAAGTATCTCTAAAGCCTGTAACAGCAGAAGCTTCTGAACCAGCGTTGTTAACTACATCACTCATTTCAGGAGATACAAACACAACACAGTCTTTACGAATTTCAGCCACGCTGGAGATAGCGTAGTTAGCTACTGTAGCATTAGCTTCGCCTAATGGGATTAACGAGATGTCATACAACTCGTCATTAGCAAATGTAGCTAGAGCAGAAGTAATATTACCATCCGAAGGAGCATCTGCAGACACACCTAGCGACATACTAATTGTAACATTAGCAGTTAGGTTAGCAAATGTTATGCCTTGAGATGTAGTTCCCCAGTTAGTACCATCGGCTGTATGATCTGTCCACCAGATGTACTTAGACTCATTGTTCATTACATCTTTATAATACGACGATGTACCATCAGGACGTTTTGCATCTTTACCCTTAGATACATACGAGAACTTCTCAAGTACGGTACCAGCCGTACCTGTCCATAAACCATCTTCATCGATAACGATGATGTGCATCTCATCATGAGATCCA